GGCATACGATCAAGGAGGGCGGGGATCGCTTGCTCATCTTCCAACAGAGCCGATGTATTACGACGCATTTTTAGATTTGTCTGAGGGTAAGCACCGGGCTTAGTAGGCTTAGTGTAAGTCAGCGCGATATCTGTGCCCTCGTTGATATCGGTGATGTCTCCATAGTCTGGATCTAGAATATAGCCGAGAAGAAGCTCATATGCCTTCTTACCATATCCATAAACCTTGACTCCTTCGTCTTCCCTGCCACGAACCACGACAGGACTGAAGAAGCGAGAACGAACAAACAATGACTTTGCAAGATTCTTGCTCTCTTCGTCGTTGTTTTGTGTGCCTTCTCGCCATAATGAAGAAGCAAACTCACAAATTGGACATTGTTCGCCAAAATTGCGCTTCGGACAGACGATACCGCCGCGATGATCTCCGACGTTGTAATGAAAGTGCATCTCTTTCAACGGATCGCCATCTGAAGTAGGCACGATACGAATATCAGTATCTCCTTCTTCTGGACGAAACCAGACAGATGTCCGATCATTGCCTGTGTTCTCCCCTCGCAATGCAGCGAGTTTCTTCTTCATTAGTTCCATATTGATTCCCATAATTAATCTCCTTTATATGATGTTTATGAGTTAGTTCAACAAGCGTTCCTTGTTGCTCTATTGTAAAACACTCAACGTAGCATGTCAAGTATTATTTTGGATTGCATTGGTGTGGCTAATGCAAAAGCCAAAGTCTTGTTCTAGTGATGTCTCATATATAGCATATGAGATTTTCCGAAAAGCATTTCTCGGCTTTTCTTTCAAAATATTTACCAACTTCTTGTGAAGTCCTCCTTCTTCTCTCATTCGTTTTTCGTTTATACACATATAATAACACAACTCTCTATCGATGTCAAGCGGAAAGCACCACTTTTCTTCAAGAGTTTTCATATTCAATATTGCAACCGATCTAATGCGATTAATTGCACCTGGTTTGGATATTTGGCCGATTTCTGGTTCTGTGTGTTCGAAAAAGTTCAAATAATGCATCGTTGAAAAGATCGAGGTATTCAAAGTGTCATAATAATCCTTAACTGGAACATTTTTTAAAATGTTTTCAAGTTCTAAATTCGAAAACAAAGTAATAGAATTCAAAAGGCCAGAACGAGCATACTCCTGTAGAATGCCAAAAACTGCTCGCTCCACAAGACGAGGAACGCCTGTGAGCAAGTCTATATCTGGCTTAATATAAAATACATCGATCTTTTTATCTTTTATTTGTTCCAAAATCCCAAGAGCATAGTTTGAACTATAGGACGCGCCCATGATGATAAACTGAACATGATCATCCATGCCTTTGAAGAATTGTTTAACATTTGGAATATTCGTCTCGTACTCTTCTGGTGTTTCAAACTTTTTCAGCTTAAGCTTTTGTTTAGAAGAGCGCTGAAATTTGCTATTCATCAAATATATGTTGTAATTTGACGATGCATCGCTGAACTTGTCAGCGATCGCAGAAGCGGCATTTCCTAAACCAACAATAGAAATCATACTTTAAAGTCTTCCAGGTCCAAATAATTCTTTCCTACTTTAAGATTAACTAAGTAGCTTCCAAGTTGATTATTTGAGAATACTTCTTTAATCTCAGAAATCAAATCACGTTCATCGTGCGAAATATCAAGCACAACCTCATCATGAACGATATGAGAAATAAATGACTTTTTATTGGTCAGCAATTCGTCTATTTGAACTGCTTTTTCCAGTACCAAATCTGCAGTTGTACTCTGGATAAGATAGTTCAATGCCTTCTTGTCTTCAACGATCATTTGGCGACCGTAAGGGGTTGTAATTACTCCATTTTCGTAATACTTTTGAAGTGCTTTATCTCGGTCATATTCAGGGCTTTGAAGCTCATTAGAAGCAGGATTGTACAGCCAAGCAAAAAATGTTGTTTTCGCTTCTGACCTATTCATTGTTCTGTTTCGAAAGATTGTCTTTCTATTCCAATCGTGGATATCTTCTTGCGGCTGGGACTGACCACACAACGCCAAGAAAGTTCTCACCTCGGCGCCATTGTAGTCCAAAGACACAAACAAGTCGTTTCGTGGCTTAACAATTGATCGCATCTCTTTCATCATCGTAAGGACCGGGAAAGAGCTTGGTTGAGTAGTTAATCTACCTGTGACTGTGCCAAATATATTATAATCAATATAGTGGTTACCGTTAAGCAAGTCTTTGACTTTCGCACGAGCAAAAGAACTATAAAATAATGATTTGCAATTGGAGTTGTTGATGTTCAAATCTTGATATTTGATTTTATGCAATAGTTTCGCTAACTTATCCAAATGATCATAATTAGCTGGCTTCTGGAAGTTGTCAAAAACATGCTTTGTTATTTGATTCCTTGCATCACAGAACTCCAACAAAAAGCCCGGCGGAACTAAATCAAAAAAACAATGCTCTCGCAGGTCTATCTTGCCAATACGAAAAGATTGTAAATATGCGGCAAATTGTCGTTGAAGGCGCTTAAAGCTCTCCAGAAACTCTGGCGGGCATGCTTCTTCTAATGACAACCCTGAGCACAAAAGAGAAGCATACTCTACATTTGGATCTGTAATGGAGCCAGAGTATTTCCAAGTTTTTGTTAGCCCAGCAGGAACATCGTCAAAATGTAATCTACCATCAGCATAGATACCTACGCACTCCGACTTATCGTCCAGTGTTTGAAATATCAAGGCTCCTCCGTAGTACGTCTTGATTGTTGTTGTTTCTTAATATAACTCAAAGAGCCGGAATAGTCAAACGTTTTGTTTAAAATTCTTTCAAATTTATTCAATGCCACAGATATACCCTCAGAATAATATAATTTCACTGTGTCGTCAATCAAAATATCTATTTCATATTTTTCGAAATGCGACTCATCTTCCAGAAATCTGATTTGACAATATAAATTCAAGAAATACGACTCTGAATATCTTTGATCAAATTGTTCTTTTGTATATTTTTCCGGAATAACAGTTTTTGATACTGTTTTGCCCTCACATTCTTTTGTCGCTATAAAGTTTTCTAATCTAACTTTATTATACAACGATAAGAGATAATATTTAAACTTTTTAAAATATGATCGATGGACAGTGCTATAACCTCTTGATAACACTCTATTTGTCGTATTCATTCCATATACTGATGCATACTCCAACATCGGAACAGAAGCAATATCCGCGACCAGACGCCATGGAATATTCCTATCTACCATGAAGCCATAAGAGTTACATGCATTGACATAAAATCCCCAATTCTTACTTCTTAAAAACTGTTCGACCTTTTGGGCATCATTAAAAACATCAATATTAGCAACCTCTATTGCCAGCCCCGATGACACCAACGGACAATACTTACTTTTCGTAAATGCTGTTTTTGTAAAGGGAAACCTTTTTACGCTCTTTTTCATCAAAAACATGAACTCTTTTATGAATTCATCAAAATTTGAAACATGAATATTGCTGCGAAGAAATTCAGATTTGATTGATTCAAAATACGTCTTAAGGTGCGCCTCATAGAGAACTTCAGGGTCCTGATATGCCTTATGTACCTTAAGGTTACTTAAGAAGGTATCATCTTTTGAGATTTTACCAGCAAGAGCACATTTCTGAAACTGAGTAGCTAGCGCTTCAAAGGCATCTACCACAAAAGCAGCAGCAGAAGTGGGAGTTTCAGGGGAAACAGAAGATAGAAACTCTTTTCTAAATGAGGTATATTTAATTGGTACGAAAAGTCGATTAGTTCTACCATAAAAGAACTTCTCTCCAAAGTTAAAATCCACGATATTGGCAAACTTCATCGATTCAGAGACCATCTTGCCTTTAAAAATTGTTCGTTTTCGAAATAGCTCAATAGATGATTCATTGTTTTTCTCAGCGTAATATAAAGACATCTTAATCTCCCGTTCCTAACAACTTGCCCAAGAAACTAGTATCATCCATTGCTTCTTCTCTGGCGCCCCGGTCTCCGCATGTTTGTTCTACTTTTGCTTTATCTTTTTCTGATGGCGTTAATTTACCTTTGGCCCCAATGGAGGCTACCCATTTTGCTTGTATCCTAGTGTTAGCTTGGCCTTCACCTAAAGTATGTTCCGAACGAACTACCATGCAGTAACCACCAATGCCATATTGCGTTAAGTCCATGATTCCTTTATCTGCGGTTGAATTTGGAGCAAAGCCCTTTGGATCTACAAAAATATACGTCCCAGGAAACGCCTTTACATTGGAATATGTCTCTATATTAACGTCATAAACTTCTCTTAATTGCTCTAATCCGTCATATCCTTCTTGTTCAAATCTTGTCTCTTTAAGAAATTTCGCATCCGTTTTGGATAATTCTATTGTCTTTACAATGCCGCTATCTTTCCCAAGCAAATAGTGAAACACTCCACGTTCCTCGTCTTCCGATCGACGACCCTTCATTAGTTCTGCTGGTTGTGTTCTTGCGGCAAAAAACACAAAATAATTGATATCACGAGACACTCCATTTTCTACTCCAGGGTTTCCACCTGGGACTCCTCTAAATCCTGAAATATTCAAAAGAGGCATTGGGGCATCTTTTATTATAATCCTTGAACCGCCTTGATCTTTAATCAAGTCTGTAATTTCATCATATTGCGATGTACCGCCGTTTGATTTATTCCGATAAGAAGTGATCACTGCTTGATTTAACCTAGTTGATTGTTTAAGTTGCCTGTTGAAACAAGTCTCATTATTAAGAAAATCTTTAAGTATAGTATTAAAGAAATCATTTAAAAACTTACTTAATGGATAAATCTGTTCTTCGTTCTTTAGTACTTTTTTCGATAACCAAGAAATGAAAAAGCGAACCGAAATAGGTACATCTCCAAAACAAACAAAAGTGCTTTTGCCTTCCTTGGCAGGATTAACTATTTCCACTGGACCTAATAATATTCGCAACTTCTTAAAATTTAAATAGAGTTTTTGATATCTCTTTTTTTCTGCCTCGACGTGTTCCAAGCTTACTCTCTTGCTCTTCAATAAAACTTGCACACCGTTGCCCACGTCGCCGCTGTTTGGCGATTCGCCGGTGTCGGCATCTATACTATCAGGCATGCTTTGCAATGTCTGGTCGATTCCTTTTAAAATAACATCAATTAAATCACTAACATAAAAAAACGACAATTGATCATACTTGGGGTTCGCGGAAGCCAAAGCGAAGATCGTCTCGTTGCCCTCGGCGCTGTTCTCGTATGCTTTTTCGAGATCTTGCGCTAGCGAAAGCGCCAATGATTGATCGGTTGATATCGTACTAGTATCTATCGCGGGCTTTGTGGCATATGGACCAAGGCCCTTAAATTCTTTTATAGACTCATGAGAGAGATTGATAAAATTAACCTTTTTATTTACCAACAAGCCTTTCATTATAGACCGCAAGTTTTGCTCAAGTTCGAACTTAAAAGAATCATCTTCAAATTCTTTCTTTTTCATTTCAGTAATTTTATCAGTATTGCACTTATCCTGATCTAGTATGTGTTTATATCTTAATTTTCGGCGTACGCGATTCAACGCAACGGATTTGTCGAAAAACACATTAAAATTAGGTTGATCAAAAAAATCCTCTACATATGCAAAATAATCAATCACAAGATTGACTCTACCCATTTGATCGATCTTGAACTCATGAATTGTCGGCGTTAGGTTCAATGTTACATAGGAATCGTATATTGCGTCATAAAGCTCTTCTGATTTAACAACGCTACCATCTTGTTCTTTCCATTCGCCAAAGTGGCTGGTATTTTTATTCGGGAGGGCCCAGCCAACCACTGCTTTTAATCTAAAGTTTAGCTTTAGTTCGTCCTCTGTTATTTCGCTTTCTGCATCTGTGGCGCCTTGGTCTTTTGTGCCTGTCTTTAGCGCGAGATCAATATACCGATAACCGCCTCTGTCTTTAAATAACTCATCAAAGTTGTTTGCAAAGATATTCAATTTCGCACTAATGCTTTTTTTGATAGCAAATGGATTATTACCGTCATAAACGAATGAAAAATCCTTTATTCCAGCACCGAAACCACGCTCATCTTTGTTTTTTAAAAACTTTTCATCCCATCTTGTATGAGAATCAAACGTTATCGGCTGTTCTGATTCAATTATCTCTCCGCTATCGCCAGTCTCCATGTTTATTTTATATAATTTAATCTGCGGCTGCAAAGTGGCGACATCTTTAGTTTTCATATTAAAAAAGGTCTTATATGATTGATGTTGTGTCAGTTTATTTAAAAATCCATAAGGGTCACCGTGGGCTTGTATACAGGCATTAACGTCACCATGGGCTGCGGTTCTTTCGCCAGTGTCAAGGTTTAACTTTGCTCGGGTCGCACTATATGGGAGTTGTTTTGGTGAGTTTTTCTCAAGATCATCTTTCTTATAGTTTGCTAAATCAAAAATATTTGAAAGCAACCAGCATTGTTCTTTAAATTCTGGTGAGACTCCATAGCGGCGTTCAGTTGCTTCTGCTGCGGCCACACCGGGAGCCACATTTGTTGCACTTTGGATGGATTCGTCTAATGCTTCCAGGTCGCCAGCGGTTCTTGCATTTGCTGCTTCGATCCTTTCTTCTTCAGGAGCTTCTTCTGCTTCTTCAGCTACATCTTCAACTGATTCGAGATAGTTCTCATAAGCATCTTCTATTGCTTGCTGGCATTTATCTACTTTAACAAGGCTTTCAGCGATAGTTTTCGCGACTTTCTCTAAATCCTTATCGACGCTAAACCCCAGGAAGCCAGATCTAGGTATTGTACCTCTCAAAGCGTTAAATGTATCATCATATAAGTCAAACTCAAACAAGACCTTCGCCACATCGAGGGACAAACCATCGCCTCCCGTGTTGGTGGCTACGCCAAAAACGCTAGCTACATCATCCCCTACTGTTGTAGAGGATCCTCCTGATGACACGTTATTTGCTTGAAGTATTAATGTCATTGTTGCTGCGTTTTTGGATACATCTTTACCTAGGGTTTCGGGTTTTAACGAGGCGATGTCGGCAGCGGTAACGATATTTGCAAAAATACCTCCACCATAACCAACATTATCGCCAATTCTTGGCATTATTACCATATCTTCCACCCTCGATGCCTTCACATTCCACACTTCAACCGCATCGTTATATGTTTCAATACCATCTATGATACATTTGGTTTTACTCGCAATTGCTTCTTGTAAAGCCACCGCAGTTTCTTCGTTGGCATCCAATGCTTCTAATAGAGTGTCATCAAGAAACCCCATCTACCTATCCCTCTCCAAGCGCTTTCAATGCTGTTTCAAGATTAACAGGTATTTCTATTGCATCGCCAGGTCGAAGATGGGCTTCAGTTGGGGAGCCGTTATACCAAGCA